TGCAAAGACCAAAGTAACTTTTCGATTGAAAAGCTTTACAGCATCATTGAAAATGTCAAAGACACTTTGATGTATGCTGATTGAAGATTCACCTTTAAGAGCCATATATCACCTATTAAGTATCAGCATCACCAGTGTAGTATCTAATATCGTCAAATCTATTAGAAAGGTTGGCATTCAGCTGAGCTGGCTCGCCTTTCTTATTAATACCCATGCCAGAGTCTTCTGGATTAATTTCATGAGTATTGCCAGATCTATCTACTCCAGTCACTACAGAACCATTATTTTCAACAGTGATTGAAGAATGAGCATTTGTTACCGCGTTAGGCATTTTTATTCTCCATTAAAATGAGCTTAAAGTAATTCGTTTCCAAGTGTTAGATGCAGTACAAACGTACAAATAACTTGTGTCCCAAGCAATATGTCCAACAGAACAAGGACTAGAAGCCAAAGGCGTTCTTGTCTGCGATATGATCACACCACTAGAAGTAGTAAGCGAACCATGAAATGTACTGGCATCTGAATAAACATTAAATTGATTTATATTCGTGCTGTCAGTGTCAAATCTATTGACTGCTAACTTTGCTCCAGTATCTGCGGCGGTTGTACCAGCTTGAATGTAAGCAGAGTCATTTGTACTACGAGAGCCAAGCAGTCTTAATGCTGAGTTTCCAGCACCACCAACAGGCGTACCAATTAATACAGCAGAGTCGTCCCCATAAACATGAAGTCTATTAGTACCGATAGAGTTGCCAGCATAAGGTGCGGCTGTGTTCAATCCAACGTTACCGTGCCTATTTATGGTAAGATTTGAAGGGTTAAGAGATCCTGAGTTATTGATCTTTAGGACATCTGTAGATGCCTTATAGCCAATAGCAGACCAGAGTCCTATTTCTGCATTTCCGCTACCTTCTGTTTTTGCTCCGATATAGATTGCAGCTCCATTATTGGTTGCATTTTCTATAGTAGACTGGACTGCACTTCCGCTGTTATAAACATGGAAATTATATGCAGGAGTCCAGTGGCTATCTGGAGTTCCAGAAGTGGCGACACCGACATAACCAGTAGAAGCATCAAGCACCAACTGGTTGTCTTGCTCGTACTGCTTTTTAGTAGTAATCGCAAGTCTCTTGTTATTGTCGTGCCATTTAAACTTTGCCCACTTAGTTTGATAGGAAGCTCCAGCCCCAGAACCAATTACAAGTTGCGAAGGTCCACGATTACTTCCAACAACAACGGCAGTACCAACGCCGCTTGGCGTAAAAGTTCCAAGATTACTACCAATCACAAGTGTATCTTCTGGCCTAGCAGAAGTAGCTAAAGATACATGCCCACCACTATCTAATATAAAAGAAGCGTCTGTGTTGTTGGTAACTCTATCTCTATTAGAGTCTGTACCAATATAAAAATAGCCAGTCCCACTAGCAGCAGAACGAACGCCAATCCCAAAGCCAAGTCGATACTGATTGTAGTCGTAATTTGTCCCATACTTAAGAAGGTTTAAGAAAGGTCTTTCAGTACCACTAGTTTTTTGTTCATATCTTAAAGCAGAATCTGATCCACGAATATGAAATTTTTCTTCAGGGTTTGTAACACCAAAGCCAAATTTGTCATCTTTAGTAATTACAAACTTATGTGTATAGCTTGAGTCATTGTTCTTCCAATGACCTAAAGAAAAGCCTTGACCACTAGGGTAAGCTATATTGTTATGGCCATCTAATAAAAGATTTACGCCAGAGCCATGAATAGATCTGACATATGCTCCATACCTATTACCACTACCAAGGACTTCCAAAGATCCGTGATTGTCTATTATCACAGACTTACGAGGTCTTCCATCTTCGGCTGTTAGAAAATGTATCTCTCCATCATCTTTGTTTGAAGTATCAGCACCAGTAACAAACCTGACTTCGGCTACATGTTTAGTATCCCACTGACCAAATATAGAACCGATCTTCTGACCAGCTCCAGTTACTGAGTTGTCCCTAATATCTATGTCATTCTTGAAATAGACATCGGAACCACTAGCCATGATTGGTATGATAGAGTCCGCAACATTTTTCATGTTCTCACGAATGTTCGCTGCGGTAATTGAGCCAACAGTATTATCTGGTAGCTCGCTATCAATTAAGCTTTTTAGTGCAGGGTTGGTATACTCAGCCATTATTCAAAATATCCCCATCTGTTGTCTAAGCGTTGTCTGGCTATACTGTCTGAACCCGGAGAGTAAGGGCCAAGTATTGCTTTCCCGACAATTCCGTTGAGTTTGTATTGTGTTTTGGTATCTTCGTACTTCTTACAAAGATCCGTATATAAGATATTCAGTCCTTGAACGATGCCTCTGGTGTCAATTGCGGAAGGGCCATCCTTGAGAGATATTGCACTTAGCGCATTTGTTTTCATTTCGCTACCAAGCAACAAGCATCCAGTCTTCAAAGACACTAGGCTTATAAACCCATCATCTTTGCCGTCACTTCCGGTGTTTGCTGTAGGGTCTGGTGTAAGTGTCAAAGAGTCAACATCTACAGTGTAAGAACTTTCAAAGTCTACTTCGTGCAGTACTAGTTGGGAAGACACGAGTATACTTTCTTCTATTCTACTATCAGTAAAAGTGTAAGAACTAGAATCTAGATCATTGATTAAGTGACGAACTATGATCGTCATTTCATTTTGCCAGCTCATCTAGTACTCCTTATATGTTTCTGTAAACTTTGAATGTGTGAACGTCCGTAAAAAAAGTACCGTCTGTGATCTGAACCTTGCCTTGTAGCTTATATGTACCAGACTCATCTAAGTCATTTGCTACTGTTGTGTATTCCATAACTCCATCAGTGCCGTCAGTTGTAAAAGATGCATTCTTCTCTAACTTATCACCAGATGGTTTTTTGATAATTACCTGCTTAGTACCAGCCGACACAGCGCTAGATATATTAACGGCACTACTGCCGTCTTTTACTGTCAGCTTAAATTTAGTGCCGATATCATTTTCATGTATTTCGTTAGCTGCCATTATCTCTCCCTCGTTAGTGTTTTTTCTATTTGTTTGTCTATATATGAATCAACACCGGATTGCTTGTCTATGTAACTACTAATAGCCAATGATTTGTCGATAAACCCATCCATGCTCTTAGTCTTTGAAATGTAACTTGTAAAAGACTCTTCTTTGTTTAAAAATAGTGTAAAACTAACAATATCTGGATTGTCCAGAGGATTCGTTAGTCTGGGTTGTAGGTAAATGTTTCCTACTATTGATGAAAAGCCTCCATTATATAATACACCGATAGATGATATATTTGCCGAAGTTGTAGGATTTGAAGACCCACTAACGATAGGCGTTCCAGTTCCAGAGGTACTGGCCGAAGAAGAAAACGAACCTAGTCCAGATATGTTTAGTTTCGGAGTCGGTGACAAAGAGGCAGATGAAGAGTTGCTAGCCTTTGCACTCAATATCAAGAAAGGGGTTGGCGCCATGGAGGCACTGGACGAACTTGAAGAGCTAGCGGATAAGTTCAAAAAACCAGTAATTGAAGTGCTTGCAGAAGCAGAAAAAGAACTGGACGAAACGATGTTCAAAAATGGACTTGCGGCTACTGACCCAGAAGCAGACTTGGAAGCTAGTCCAAGCAATACCCTAGTGCCAATCGCAGCCACAGAACCTGAAGAGCTACTAGAAGATTTTCCAGATATATCTAAACTTGGCGTTGGAGAGATAGATCCAGAAGATGAAGTAGAAATAAATCCTGCTAGTTTCATCGCAGCTACGGACTGAACTGTAGCATTTGAAGAAGCCTCAAACGTAGCAAAGAAATTCAACACAGCAGATGCAGAAGTGCTAGAAGAACAAGACTGCGAATGTTCTACATTGAATATTAAAAATGCACTAGAAGCAACAGATCCAGACGAGGATACAGAAGACGACCCTTCGATTGTGGAGCCGGTAGTAACTGGGATTGTTGAGATAGGATTTTCACTAATGGCATTAAAACCAAGCATAATTAGCTCCTATCTGCTAAAACTCTAAAAAAACAACCCTCACATAAGAATATACACTTTTTTTTATACAATATAAAAAGATTAAGCTGTGTTTAGATGGGGTAGCTCACATCTTGGTATGCTGCATTTGTCACATATCTCATCCCATCTTTGAGGCAGGTCCTCAAAGTTATAGACTTCAACACCAAGATCTTCTCCATAGACGCCCTCAGTGAAAAACTGCGTAGTGTGACTTTTCCAGTTTTCCGTTATCCATTCTTTGTAATCATCTCTACCTACAAATTCTTTTATTTCATCGGAAACATATTCTTGCTCGTGAAATCCTTCTTTTTTCAAATGCTCTACCCATTTGAATATACTTTGCATTCTCTCTTGCATTGGTCTATGAACCGCAAACCTATATATATCATTCCATTCGCGTATGTAACCTCTTAGAGTAGAGGCAGTTTGATGTATCTGCACACGCTCAAATTGCTTTATGAAAGTTGGGATTGTACTCACAACTATTGGTATGTTCTGCCCAATGCAAGACTTCGCTATGGCATTTTTTATAGAGTGCCCGCCTGTTCTTGGTATATGTATGAACACTGCTCTTTTAGGTAAATAAATCATAATACCTCACACATAAAACTAGGCCACCGTTCTATGGTAATACCTATCATCCTAATCTTTCCTTCTTGTATCTTCTCATTTACCGCCCTGACAACTCCGGCCTTCCAGACCTGCGCATTTGGTGCATAATCATGACCCATAATCAATCCACCGGGCTTTACCTTAAGCAAAGAAGCCTCTAACTCTATACTGACCGGCTTGTAATCGTGACACGCATCTATATAAACCCAGTCTAGATCGTTGTCCTGTAGAGTGTGTAGAAAGTTCCCTCCCCACTCTCTATGTGTTTCCACCGTGCCTCTTTGTACCTCTTGCGGAAAAAACTTTTTCACTAGATCTTCATGATCGTCTTCCCATAAGGTTGTATCTTCTATTAAGCACATATTTGGATGTCTCTCTTTCCAAATATCACATAAATACATTTTGGAAGGTCTGGTTATATGCCAAAGATTTATTGCATTCATGCCTTTGCATACACCTATCTCCACACCCACTCCTCCTTTTGGCACATCAAGGTACATCTCTTGAGTTGTTTCGTATTCTTTAATTTTCATGATTTTCCTTTTAAAGAAGGTTTTCTTACTAGCTCTTCTTGATGCTCGGGCATTAGCCTTTCTGATAAGACTATCGAATTATTAAGGAGATCTTTATTATCGTTCAGGACTTTTATAAACTCACTCCGTTTGGGATGGTCTTGTCGGCTTAAATCCATTTCGTAAAACCTTTCATAACCCCCTCTCATTTGAGGCCAATATCTCATGGTAGTTATATTCAATAAGTTACAGTTTGGTATTTCTATAGCCTTCTTGATGACTAAAGGTATATCTGTAAAATTGTCAGCAGTGACTACCATATTTAATGTCAGCGTTTGATCCATTTCAGAAACAAAATCCAATGCCTTATTTAAATCTTCCCACTTTCCACCAAGTCTAGTTCTCTCATATATGTCCTTGCTAACAGCATCAATACTCATTCTAATTCTTGGTATAGAAGAGTGTATATTTGATATCTTTTCCCAGTGGGTTGGAAGTAAAAGTCCGTTTGTAAATATTCCTATTCTAAAGTCTTGATGATAATTTGAAAGATCAATGTTCTGCAAAATGTCAAACCAAGCAGGGCTGGCAAAAGGATCTCCAGACCCTATGCACTCTATAAATCTTATATCTTTTTTCCAAGTGTTAAGAACATTATTAGTTTGCCTCCAAACTCTCTTTTGTTTCTTTTCTATTATCGGCTTGGCTCTGCATGTCCAACAATGTAAATTGCATGTAAGATCATTTGAAAATCCAATTATTTTAGGGCCTCTAGACATAGAAGCATCATAGTGTTCTAAGATTTCATCTTGTAAACCAGCTTCTACTCGTTTGCCACATGGCGAACATTCTTTTGGATACGCTCCCTCAAAATCACCCTTTAGCCATATCTTTCGCAGCTTCTTAAACTTTTCATGGTTCCAGACATCCCAAAGATTATCGTGAGTTCCCCTAACTACAAACTCTTCAGGCTGGTCAAACCAGCCATAACAGCAAGTCATGTAGGCATCTTCAAGAACATGCAGCATATGGAATGGATAATTGCAAAACATATCAGCTTGGACACACCACAAACTTTCCACTTTTTTCTTTTATTCTAGTGGCTTCTGCGATCTCGCTTTCTATAAAAAACTTGGCATGTGACCGTTTGAATATTTTAGCTTTGAACGTAGAAGATTCTTCGATGTGATTTTTGTCTCTTATGTCTTTCTTTTCTGTAGGATACATTTCCAGAAAACCATAATTAATTCCATACCTCTTCAGCCACGCTTCTGTTATAGCTCTGTACTTTTCTAAACGAGCCGTAACTATCCCTACACATTTAGTCTTGGGAATTCTGTGATAAAAAGGCTCTACAGTAGAAATATAGTCTATATATTTATCTTCATCTTTGCAGGCCTCTTGTGGAACATTAGGGCAAAGTATTCCATCAAAGTCTAGTAGTGCATACTCTATGTAAGTACAGTTAAAAAGATTCCATTCTAATAAATGAGGTGCCTTTAGCTCTCTGGCATAAAAATCTGGTTTGAATTCAGATTCTGGCCTGACGTAGACGGAACAAGTATATATATCCTCTAATATGCGGGGCATGAAATTTTTCATTGCTTTGCCGTTGTAAATGGTGTCATCTACGACTAAAAAACTTCCATTGCTACCTTTATATTTTAACATTCTTATTCCGCCAAAACGACTAGCTGCGGAAAGAGGTTGAGGAGACCCAAGAGCATCTAGATAATACATTGGCAGATTGATCCACATCGCAATCATGCTTGCTGGAAACATCCCAGATCTTGGAATGCCGATAACTCCCTTCAAGTTAAGGTTAGCAATCTTAGGGAGTAAAAGATCTTTGCAATCTTTTATGAGTTGTGAGTTTGTTATATAATCCGCTTCTAAGAAAGAGCGTTTCTCTCTTGCTTCCCTTGCTTGTTTCTTTTCACATGAAATTTTGTATTTGGCCCTATCTTCTGGAGAGGCGTCCCTACACCACTGCCAGTTTGGTGGGTCATAAGTCATTTCTTGTTTATAAAAATTGCAGAAACCAGCAGACGCGCATTCGCATCTTTCCATCTATATAACTCCTGCGGCGATCTTATCATAAGTTAAGATGTCAATGTGTTCTCTTTCGTCCATTGGCTTTCTGCAATCGCACACATGGTCCACATTTCTAAGGTCGTCTACAGAACTGCCAAGCTCAGTTGTAAGATCCCAATAAGGAACAAACCATTTTCTTTTCGCTAGCAAGATAGGCTCGTAATCTTCTGGTGGGTTTTCGGGAATTTCTTCGATGGCAACTTCTTGCCGGGTGTGAACAGTATCTCCAGACAGCTCGACTCTCGTAAATGAATCGCCGACATAGCTTCGTCCCGAAGTATTTATGGCAATGAAATGCCTTTTTTCAACGTCTGAAAAAGGAAAGTTTGCATGATCTGATTGCAAAAAATTTGTGTGAGTTTCTATGTCATTCCAAACAGCATTAATGTCTATGTCGTTCCTTTCTTTTGTGTACCAGTACTCCAATCCGTTAGTTTTAAAAATTGCATGATTTTTACTTTTCAACCTGCGGCTGATGTATTTATAGGCGTTGATCCTTTCGCCATCTTGATTTGGTGTTTTGCTTAGTATATCCTGCTGGTTAGTTATTAGATTTGTCCTTCTGACATCATTTGAATTAAGCCTTTCAAACTTATATGTCTTAGTTCTTTCCAAGAACTTTATTAGCAATGGGTCTGCCGTCCTCGCCCCATCAGTAGTAAAGGAAAAATTTTTAACATTACACTTGTTTTGTGCGTGATGATAATAGATCTCATCCAACGTAAATGCCTGAACTATGTCACCATCTTTATATGAAGTTGGAGAAGGTCCATTATTTGCTTTTACAATGATTTCCATTATTTTGCCTAATCAACAAAAATTAAAAATGACTCTGATCCTCCGGCGCTTACCCAGTCAGCACCTATACTCCAGTTACCAGACATCGTTTCGCCATCTATATCTATGTTAACTCCATTTGTTGTTCCAAGATCAACTCCGGCGCCAATACAAATAGAGTCAACGTCAAGATGTAAATCTTCCGAACCAGCACCTGTAGAGACAAAGTCTATTTCAGCTAAAGTTTTTCCAGTCAAGGCAGTAGAGTCATTTATGCTCTGATTCATGTCTTCAGCGTCATAGGCAGCGTCAGCAGTATCGTCGGAAAGGTTGTTGGCCGAATTTACCGTAGAACTGGCATTATTTTTGTAATAAGCTCTTTCTTGAGATCCACTAAGCTGTGCGACTATATTGTTTTTTATATTAGTTGTATTGTTTGAGTTATTTGCAAACAGGATGCCATAAGCGTATTTGCTGCCCCCATTTGACTGTAAGTTATAAAGAGTATTACCGTAGATGTTAACGGTTCCTTGCCACTGATTGAAGTTAATTCCAACAGTGTGGTCATTAGACGTTTCTACCCAATTGTATATGATGTTATTGATTACACTTATAGTGTCAGAGGTGCCACCAGCTGCAAGTGCTTGCATTGCGGTAGGGCCAGTGCTTCCGGGGTTTCCTCCTTTATCATGTAAGAGATTGTTTCTTATGATATTGTCATCATTAGTTCCAACAAAAGTTATTGCCCTGTTAGTATTTCTAGAGTCCAGACTATCTAAACTTATGTCCAGCCACTCAGCAGTCATGTTATCTATATTAATTCTAAGAATACCTACGTTATGACCAGAATTAGCTGTTGGTTTCCATAAAGCTCCACTTTCTGCCGTACCATCATGCCTGTCGTCTTCATAGACAGAAAGAGTTACGGAAGACAAACTTTGCTTGTTGTCAAAGTTAACAGTCGCATCCGTAAAATTAGAATCTGCATGTAGCTCACCGACAACATCGTCGCTACTTCCCCAATAGTCTGGGCTAGCATCATCTACCATAGCTTCAAACAGAGTGATTGTCGAAAAGGCTCTTTTGAAGACCATCTCTGCTTGATTTGGGGCGCCACTAGTGCCAGTTCCGTCGTATAGTCCTACTGGAGAAGCGTCACCTTTTGAACCAGTG